CATTGACTTCTGCGATAACATCAGGCGACAGCGCAGTATTATATTCGGTCTCGCAACAAATTACCAATCTAGAAGCTTCTATTGGTGACGATATCGCAGAAGCGACTACTGGATTGGTGACTACGGCCACTCTTAATAGCACTATCGATGGTCTGAATATTCCGGACGTAAGTGCGAAATACTTTGTCAATCTGGATGTTAATAATCACTTCGCTGGATTTGAATTAAATAATAACGGTGTTACATCCGACTTTACATTGACGGCAAGTAACTTTAAGTTCGTTACTTCTACTACACAAAAGAGTCCTTTCAGTATATCTGGGGACAATGTACTATTATCAAATGCTACGGTTACCGGTTCTATAGATGTTAAGTCTTCGGCTACCGGTGAACGTATGGAAATAAAGAACAATAAGATCGAGATATTCGACGCATCGAATAATGTTAGAGTGAAACTTGGGTTCTTGGGATAATATACAGTGGCAAATTATGCGATAAGTGATGACCTACGGTCAGGACAATCCAGCGGAGATGTTACACAGAATGTCAATACGGTAGACACTCTCACACTTACGTTGGATGTCAACTTCGGTGCACAAATATCTCAGATGTCAAACTGTTGGATATACAGTCAGGTTGGCGGCGGTTCTTTTAATTCTGTTGTAACTATTGTAGTTAAATTTATAAAGGCAGGTGACTATCGACTGGTTGTAAAGAACGCTATAAATAACACCTCCCTGTTTATAACAGGTACCGCAAGTGGAGCAACACAAACGGCCGCGGCCGGTTACGGTTTGCAGATATTTAACTCCGCAGGTGAGATTAGAATGGCGGTCGATAAACGCCAACCACGTATTCATAATTTTGTTAGTGGTAATGGTGGTTCTAGTTCAGGAAGTTTCTATGTGCCGGTTTCAGGATATGCTACACCTAGTATAGGCGAGTGGACTGCTGTACAGATATTGCCAAATTCTAATTTTTATGTTGATGGTGGTGGTACTTCGGGAGTTTTACTCACTAGAGCTGACGTACGAAGTTCTAACGCATCTTATCAAATATTCCTAGGTACAGATGATTATAGTATTATGGTATTGAGGAGTTAATGATATGGCGTATGGACTAACGGTTAAGAATAATGGTGGAGTAACTACCATTGACGAAACTTCCAAACAAGTAGAGATAGTTAAAAGTGGCACGCTTGTGCCCGGATCTATCTCTACGGTTCGGAGTGCCGGGATACCTAACGCCCCTGCCGTGGTATGTCCGACAAGTAAAGAAACTTCGTTACTCTTCATACGACCTAAACGCGCTACTACATATAACCCCAACTATCCATTGACAACATCAATTCAGTGGGCAGACGCCAATTATCAGATAAGTCCAGTTAGTAATGTACCGGTGGGAGTTTCTACATTTAATGTCACGGTCAGTATAACTACTCCGCAGTTTTATGGCAACTCAAGTTATGTTGGTATAACAGCCATTCAACCCCCTATAACGAATCCTAATGTTGATTTGATAGGAAGAGTTATAAGTGACTGGTTGGGCACTTACGTGGGTAGCGGATATTATCCACCATCAGGTTCAATTACGAATGTCGCTTATGTGAGTAGTAATGTGTGGCAAATAACCTTATTCAGTCCGGTAACCACCCAAATACCATCAACAGAAGTAGCGGAAATTCCAGTAGATGTTGCTATCTTCACTACCGTGTACGATTTTGCATTCCCTACTGGATGGTCATTAGAATATAAGTTTGGGATACTATCGACAACATCTGAAGAGAGTGGTGATTGGGGTCTGGAGATATATCGTTCTAATGGACAATTGGCGTTCTCGTCCAATCGACAGAATTTGCAAGTAGAAAATGTAGTATCAGGTAAAACCGATTTGCAGGGAGGTACTCAGATAGGACAACCCGCAGCTGGATTGCCAATAATATATACCGAAGTTCAAGACACTCTGAATTGGGAAAGGTACTTTGCTCTCGTAACTGGATCGGGGTATTCTGGTTGTTTTTGCGACGGTACGGTATCTCCGGAAGGCCGAGTACGAACTTGGGGAGTGGGTTATGTATTCTCGGTGCCGGGCATGGGAGCTTACGATAACACTTCATACACAAATAATCCTTCGGGAACAGGTGGTGCCTCAACAATATCCAAAACTCATTCGTCAGCCATGGGTATTGCGATGATTCCGATGGCACTAACTCGATCTGACTTTTCACCTGTAATCACTGGCGGAGCGAGAGTAAACGATACGTGGGCAGTTGATGCCACAAGAACTTTAATTGTAGGAAAATTGATATGACAAATTGTGCATTAGTAAATGGGGATACCGGAGAAGTAAAAAGTTTCTTCATGCCCGCAGAACCAGAACATTATCCAGAAGGGTCTACTCACAGCGGACTAGTTGTTAGATGGGACACCACCGGAACGTTTGAGGGTCATGCCGGAAGCTTTATCAGTGAATATTATCACGATGGTGAAGTGTTCGTCAAGAGACCCGTTAAACCACATGGAGTGTATAACTTCGATTGGGTCACCAAAGAATGGGTCTTCAACTCCGAGTTATTCATTTCTGCCGTGCGCCAGATTCGTGATGGTTACCTCGCGGCTTCTGATTGGTCGCAATTATCTGATGCACCTCTGGCCGAAAGTGATAAATACAAGTGGCAGGAGTATCGTCAGGCACTAAGAGACTTGCCCGAAACTATAGACGGTATCCATGCAATAGATCAAATTGATTGGCCAGTACGACCATAGGTAAATAGGAAAATATAATGACTGCTATAGTAAGACAAACATTCGGTAGACACCTCGCAAAGTTGTTCCTAGGGGACAATGATTGTTATATCGGTATCGGTAAATCGGACACCTTCAGTGTAACCGACGCGGTCGTTTCTCCGTCAAATAATATACGAGAAGAACGTGAATTCCGAAACAACCTACAATCTATCAAGAAGGTAGAGGGGTCTACATTTGTCGTACCCCGCGTTAACTGGTCTTCCGGTACACTTTACTCTGGTTGGTTAGATTCCGTTAGACCGGACGATGGCCATGCCCAATACGTGATGACTGGATTGAATCATGTGTATGTTTGTATCTCCGAAGCGCGGAATAGTGTGGGTGAGCATATCCCATCTTTCATCGAACCACGATTTGGTATCGAGGAAGGCGTAGATCTGTTAGATACATTCACTACCGCAGATGGTTATACATGGAAATTCTTATTCGCACTAAGTACCACTAGAATCAACCAGTTTCTATCGTCGAACTACATACCGGTAGAACATATTGAAACTACGCCATCGGACGCTTTCCAACAACAACAACTCGATGTGCAAAACGGATCTATAGGCGGTCAGGTTATTAGTGCTATCGTAGAATCTGCTGGGTCTGGTTATACCGTGGCTCCATCTGTCACTGTTGTGGGTAATGGTACAGGAGCAACTGCGGTTGCCACTATCAATACCGGTGGACTACGAAAGATCACTATGACAAACTATGGTCAAGGATATGACTATGCGTCTTTCATAATCGAAGGCAACGCCAAAGCTCGTGCAATCGTTACTTCATCCGAAGGACTTGGCGCAAACCCTATAAATGATTTGAAAACATCTTCGATGTTGTTCACGATCAAACCCAATGGCACAGAGAATGGAACATTCGTTGTAGAAAATTCATTCCGACAAATAGGTCTATTGGAGAATCTTACTCTAGTAGGTTCTACGGATGTGTACAATGGCGTCTCAGCTAAAGTATTAAATACTCTAACACTAGATGTGGATGGTGGGTTCTCTGCGGGTAACAAGATTACCGGAGATGTCACGGGTGCTGTTGCATTCATCGATGACGTACAAGATAACATCATTCACTATCATCAAAACGAATCAACTGGCTTCGTGAAGTTCATCAACAGTGAAACTGTTTCCGAAATAGGCGGAACGGGTTCTGGTATCATATCTTCTACAGTGTCACTACATACTGTAGATAGGTACTCGGGAGAAGTACTATATATCGAGAACAGAGCAAGAATCATTCGAGACCAAGAACAACAAGAAGACATTAAAATAGTAATTACTGTTTAGGAATAGTCATGCCAAATAATTTTACAAAAGAAACGTTTGAAACTGTATATAAGGATGATTATAGAGACAGTGATAACTACCATAGAATTCTATTTAACTCGGGTAAAGCTTTACAAGCCCGTGAGTTAACACAATCTCAAACAATCATTCAAAATGAGATTGCGCGATTTGGTCGCAACATCTTTAGAGAGGGTGCAGCGGTACGAACCGGTAATCCGACCGTACAGAATTTCGAGTTCTTAAAACTAGACATTAGTACATACGGTTTGGATGGGTATGACTACACGGGAGTGTTGTTTACTGTAAACTCTGGTGGTGATGACCCTTTACAATTTAGAGTTGTAGAGATGATTGCAGCTGCGTCTCCAGACCCAGTTACATTTGTGATAAAGTACACCAACACCACGTCATCAACCGACAACACAGTGTCCGCACGTGTTGCGAATGGTGCTACCTTCATTGGTACTCACCCATTAGGTGGTTCGGTTACTCTACAAGCAGCATCGACTGCTGCGACTGGTAGAGGTACTAAAATTAACTCGGTAGAAGGAGATTTCTTTGTCGAGGGTCACTTCGTATTCGCACCACAACAATCTGCATTTATTTCTAAGTACACCGACACCCCCACGGCAGATTTCGGTTTCCGTGTTATCCAAGACATCGTTACTGTAGAAGATAGTACTGCGTTATTCGATAACCAAGGGGCATTCCCCAATGCCGCAGCTCCTGGCGCAGACCGTTATAGAATTCGTCTTGAACTAACTACGCGTGATCGAATTGTTGAAGGAGAGAACTTCGTATATATCGGCCGTGTCGTAAACGGTAAGATCAATGATCAAGTGGAATCCGTGGATGATTATAATGTCATCAATGACCTTTTGGCACTACGCACGAAAGAAGAGTCTGGTGATTATATTGCAAAAGAATTCAAGGCGATTTTCAGTGAAGGCGCAAGCGACACTCTAGATCTAGAAGTTACCGCAGGTACAGCGTATGTTGATGGATACCGTCTAGATTTTCCGAACACCCAATTAAATATTGATAAACCTCGCGATACTGTATTGATCAATAATAACAGCATTGCTGTAAACTATGGCAATTATATCCTTATTGATCCAGTAGAAACTGTTGGTATTGGAGGAATTAAAACCTTCTATACATATGAACTTCGCAAATCCGGTTCGGGTACACCGATCGGTACTTGTAAGGTGCGTGGACTGGAAAGAGTCAATAACGAATATAGACTATATGTGTTCGATATTCAGATGAATCCTGGCGAGACCTTCAGGACGGTTACTAGTCTATATGCACCAACTGGAGCCGGAATACCGGCAAACCTAGATTACCAAGGTGTAATCAAACCTCTGAATGCTAT